AATGGCGAACACCAGACCCACGAGGTCGGCCAGCGGCGCAGCGTTGAACGTGACGTACTGGCTGAACGACTGGTCACCGTTCGTCGGCACGATCCCGAGCGAGGCCGTGGTGAACGCCACCGAGCCCAGCGTGGTCAGGACCGTCAGCGTGTTGTAGGTGTCGGGCGACCCCCACAGGAAGCTGATCGAGTCCATCGCCGTGGCGAAGGTCATCGTCGCCGGATCGGTGCTGGACGGCCCGGCCGCGAGGAAGGACCCGACCGTGCCGAAGGGGATGTCGGCGACCGGGTTGTCCGCGCTGCGCACCGTGCCGCCGACGATGGTGGCACTGTTGGTGCTGCCGGTCAGCGTGCAGGGCGTGCCGATGCTGCAGAGACCGTCGGGCCCGAAGGTGGCGTAGGGCGGGCCCCCGTTGCCGCCGAGGCTGCCGGTGACCTGGGCCGACGCGCCGAAGGCGGCCAGTGCCAGGGCGGCAAGGAGAAGGGATTTCTTCATGGCGTGGTAACTCCTGTTTAAACGCCCCAGGCTTTAAGAGGGTGCCTGGGGTTACCCGGGAAGCTTACGGGGCGACGGGCGTGCCGTTGACGACCTCGGGGGCCAGCGCCTGGAGTTTGGCCGCGAAGGCGGCGGGCGGCACGCCCGGCAGACCGGCGGGGTTCTGGGCGGCCTGCCACTGCTGGTTGACCTTGGCGATCTCGGCCGCCAGCCGGTTCAGCAGGTTGAAGCTGACCTTGCTGGGAAGCTCGCCCAGGCCCATCAGGATGGTGGTGGCTTCCTCTTCGGTGAAGTGGATGTCGTACTCGGGACGGGGCATAGCGTCAGGCTCCAAAAACGTCGGGACGGAACAGGCTGGGCTTCACGCCGAAGAAGTCGGCGATCTGCTTGGCGCGCAGGGTGGGCAGCGGGAAGTTGCGGTCGGCCTTGCAGAGCCGCTCCCACTTGTAGAGCGATTGTGGCCGCACGTCGAGGGCCCTGGCAAGGTCCGACTTGTTGCGGTCCTCGCCCAGCTTCTCCCGCATCAGCCAGAGCAGCGGGTGGCCGCTGGTCTTCTGGCCGTTGGGCATCTCCCGGGGGAGCTTGATCTCCACGAGGCGGCTGCCCTCGGGGCGGGCGGCCGTGGCCTTGGTCTTTCTCATGTCACTTTCCTTTGAGGCGGTTGAGGATGGAGGCTTGCACGTTGGACTTGGTGGCGAGCGCCTTGGCGATGTCCTCGTCCACGGTGTCCTTCGCGGTCAGGTAATGTATCACCACAGGCTTGGTTTGACCTTGGCGGTACACCCGGGCGTTGAACTGGATGTGTTCCTCAAGGTTCCATGTCAGGCCAAACCAGCAGATGGCGTGCCCGCCAGACTGCAGGTTCAGGCCGTGGGCGACCGAGGTCGGGTGGGCCAGCAGGACCGGAAGCTCGCCCTCGTTCCAGGCGGCCATGATCCGGTCGGCCTCCAGCCGGGTGACGCCGCCGCCCAGGTACGGGATCTTGGTGCCCTTGGGCAGGACCTTGGCGAGCGCCTCGCGGATGGCGTCGACCTCGTGGACGAAGGCGACCGCCACCAGCAGGGGCGAGCCCGACTGCTCCTCGACCAGATCCGCCAGGGCGTCAAGCTTGGCGTCATGGACGTGGTGCGACTGGCCGTCGGCACCGTAGGCCCAGCCGTTGGTGATCTGGCGCAGCTTCATCACGGCGGCGGCGGCCGTGACGGCGGTGAGGGTGACACCCTCCTTGGTCATCGCCACGAGATCGTCGGCCAGCTTGGCGTAGGTGGCGCGGGCGTCGGTCGGCAGTTCGACCGGGATGATGTTGTAGGTGACGGCGGGCATCGTCAGGTAGTCCTCGGCCTGGAGCCGCAGGCTGACATCGGCGATGGCGTCGGAGACCATCCGCTCGCCGCCGGGGCGGACGTGCCACTCATCGATCACCCGGCCGCCGCCGATCCGCAGCGGGGTCGAGTACATGAAGAGCTTGCGGAAGTGGGTGACGAAGCGGCCCAGGCGCTTGCCGTCGTCCACGATCTGCATCTGGGCGAAGAGGTCCTCGATGCCCTGCGGCGCAGGCGTGCCGGTCAGGATGACGCGGCGGGGCAGCAGCGGCAGGATCATCTTCAGCGCCTTGAAGCGCAGGGACTGGGCGTTCTTGAACCGGGTCGACTCATCGACCGCCAGCAGGCCGGGCTTGCTGCCGAAGCGGTCGAGCGAGCCCGCCAGGACCTTGACCAGCCACGCCACGTTCTCGGGGTTGATCAGGTACACGTCGGCCTTGACCTCCAGGGCGGCCAGCCGCTGGGCGGCGGTGCCGTGGATGATCGAGACCTTCAGGTGGCTGAACTGCTGCCACTTGGCGACCTCATTCGGCCACGTCAGGTACATCGGCCGCAGGGGCACGATCACCAGGGAGGCCTCGATGGCCTTGTGGTGCTGCAGGACGCAGATCGATGCCAGCGTGATCGCCGTCTTTCCCATTCCGGGGTCCAGCAGGAGGGCGCTTCCTTGCTTTCCGCAGACGAGGCTGATCGCCTTCTGCTGGAACGGGAGCGGGTTGTACTGTTGCATGGCGGTCTCGCGTTGTGGTGAGCCTGCAGTCTACACCAGCCTGAAGCTTCAAGTCAAGCCAGAGCCGGAACTCCTTCATGGTCCGCACCACATTCACCAGATGCCCGGCCGCCCGGTACTCGGCATGGACGATCTTCTGCCGGGGCGACAGGCCGCCCCTCGGGGTCTTGAACTCGACCAGCCAGCAGCGGCCGCGCGGCAGGAAGAACACCCGGTCGGGCTCGCCGACCACGGCCCCCTGGAGCTTGGCCGACCGCACGCCCCGCGACTCGGCATGGCTGCGGGCGGCCCGCTCAAGGTTGGCCTCGCTCATGGGGACGCCCGTCACGCCTTCTTCGGCCGCAGGATCGAGACCCCCATGTTCTTGGCCTCGGTGGCCGTCAGCCAGAACGCCCAGCTTTCGGCGGTGCCGCCACGCTTGCGGAAGTTCGCCCACTCGCCCATGACCCTGCGGCAGGCGGCCGCTATCCGGCGCGGCATCCCCTTGTCCTCGACCCTCAACTCCAGCAGCAGGCCGACGCCCGTCGCGTTGAGGCTGCACTCGCAGGCGTAGACATCGCGGTCGCTGCGGCGCTCGATCTCCATGCGGACCATCTCATCGATGGCATCGACGGCCTGGAACTGGGCGTTGCTTGTAGCCTGCGCCTTCTCTTCGTCGCCTTCCAGCCAGAAGCGGCTGATCTCCCGGTTCTTGTCCTGCCAGTAGTGGTGCATCTGCGCCCAGAACTGCTGGAGGTCGGTGCAGTGGTCGGCATCGCAGTGGTCGACCCAGACGACGGCGAAGCGCCTAGAGCCCGTGTCGTCTTGCAGGAACTTGTCGTCATTGACGGTGGCGGCGAAGGACGTGCAGCGCGGCCGCACCAATTGGCTGGCGGCGTAGGGGAGCCTGTAGACATCGGTGGGCTCACTGATGAACGCCTTCAGGCTCCCGGTCGCGCTCTTGCCGAAGGTGGTGTCAAGCTCGCCAAGCTCGGCAATCATGCCCTGCAGCGCCTCGTGCTTGGAGTCGCGGGACGAGTAGCTATCCAGGGACAGGTGCTTGCCGCCGACGAAGTAGTCCTCGGGCACCAGCGATGCCAGCCAGCGGCTCTTGCCGATGCCCTGCCTGCCCGCCAGGACGAGGCACAGGCTCTTCTGCTGCTTGCGCCTGACCTCCCAGCCGCAGGCTGCCTCGATCCCTTGTAATGCCCAGCGACGAAAGTACATCTCGAAGAGGTCGGGATCGGCGGTGCTGACCGACCTGAGGAGGTGCTGCAGGCGGTCCTGGCCGTCCCAGGGTTTTGACTCGATCCAGTCCTTGGCGGGGTGCCAATAGCTGGCGTTGGCGAGCCCGGCCAGCAGGCCGTCCAGCTTCTGCTCGTTGGCGATGCCTGCCTCGTTGAAGATAGCCTTCAGCGACAGGTTGACCATCTCGTCTACCTCCCCCTGGGTCTTCACCCCGAAGCGGCTGCGGTCGATCCGCTCGGGCAGGGTGTAGCTGATGCCCGCCGTCATCAGGTTAAGCCGCACCCCCACCCCCAGGTGGGCCAGCCCGGCCTCGACGTTGTGGACGACGCAGGGCTGCACCGGCTTGTACTTGTCGCCCGAGCCCTTGACGGCGTGGGGGAAACAGGACTTGGGGATGGGGCCGAGGTCGGCGATCAGGTGCTTGAAGTTGTCGTAGCTGCCGCTGGTTGCCGCAACCCTGGGCTCCACGGGCTCGGTGCGGATGGCGGCGAACATTTCGCGGAGCTTGGCCGGGTCGGGGCCGTCGTCGGGGGCTCCCTCGGCCGCCGCCCACTCCATGAACCTCGTGAAGTAGGCGGCCTTGTCCTCGCCGTGCCCGTGGTGGCACTCGACCTTGCGCTTGCCGTCCATGCTGGCGAACGTCGGCAGGTACTTGGCGTCGACCCTGTCGTCGGTATGCTCGCTGGCGAAGGGGCACTGGATCAGGTGCCAGCCGCCGGTCGCCTCGTTGGTCCAGAGCCCCTTGGCCTGGAGCCATTCGAGGAAGGGGTCTGGCCTGCCAGCGCCGGGCCGCTCGCCTGTGTCGAGCTTGGGCTCGATGGGCTTGCCCGGCCTGACGCCCAGGGCTTTCGCCAGGGTGTTCAGCGTGTAAACACGCTCATGGTCGAACGTATGCAGAAGGGCCGCGAAGTTGTCGCGGCCCTTCTTGAGGTTGATGCTGCCCGGGATGCGGAACAGGCGGCAGGCGGTGTTCACCCCCTTGTCCTGCAGCCCCGCCTCGACCAGCGCCTTGAAGAGTGCATCGGCCTTCGGGATGTCTGCATCCCAGGTCTTCAGCATGTAGCCCCACTGGTAGTTGCCGGGGCTGGTCTCCAGTATCCACGTCGGGGCGGCCTTGAGCTTGTCGCTGTCGACCTTGGTGCCGACATCATCGATCACGATGGCGCGGACGGCCACGAGGTCGGAGCGGCGGCGGTGCTTGCGGTTGACGCTGGCCCCGGTGAAGAAGTACCAGGGCCCCTCCAGCAGGTTCTCTCGCCAGACCTCGTTGTGGAAGCCATCGCCGACGGCCTGGGCGACGTGGAAGTAGCTTCCGGCTGGAATCCCCTCGGCGAGCGTGGACAGAAAATTCTGCTGGTGTGTGCTAGAGTCCATTCCGTTTGAATCCCTGATGGCGTGGTGGCTAGACGGGTAGGAAAGCCCCGGGGTTAAACCCCCGGGGCTTTTTCTTTGGTCGCTGGTTGTTTCCCGTAGCGGTCTGCCGTGCTGATCTCGCAGTCGAGCGGGAAACCGGGCAACCATTCTGGCACGGCCTCCATCTCCTGCCGCAATACATCTCCGACCATCTCGGCCATGTGCTTGTCGCACTCGATGATGATCTCGTCGTGCGTGTGGCCGACGAGCATTGCGCTGTCCCAGTTGACCAGCCGCCGCTCGACGCGGGCGAGGCAGTCGCGCAGCAGCGCGGCACACAGTGCCTGGGTCACGTTCTCGGCCAGCAGGCCGTGCCACATCCGCTCGATGCGGAACCCGGCAGGCAGCGTCTTGGTGAAGATCACCTCGCTGTCCCACTGGTTGACCTCCAGGCTGCTGGTGTCGACCTCGGCCCCGACCGGGACCAGCATCGGCTGCCGCAGCGTGGGGTGGACCAGGGCGACATGGCCCCGGACCCCGTGGTAGTAGAGGGTGGTGCCGCCGGGGAGGTCGCAGGCGATGCTGACCCCCTTGTCGAGCATGGGCAGGATCTGGCGGTAGTGGACCGGGCCGACCGAGGTGTCGGTGCCGGTGGCGGTCTTGC